CGATCAACTAATAACTAGCAAGGATCCCACTGTATCAGAACAGATACATGTGGTGAATATCGACGATGAGTTTATTCGACAAAAAGGGCAATTCCCTTTCCCGAGAAGTGAGTACGCTAAGATCATATCTGATTTGTATTCTAGGAATGCAGGTCTTGTTGTTTTTAACATCTATATGCCTGATGCTGATCGCTTTGGTCAAGATGATCAGTTAGCAAAAACACTTAAACAGTTCCCCGTAGTATTACCTCATGTGGCTACCAACAGCCAAATAACAGAATCCGTAACAGCATTCCGTCCAGGAGTTTCTGTGATCGGAGGCGACAGTGAATCAACAGGAATTAAATATGAAGCAATTGAACCAAACATTAAATCTCTCAATGAAACTGCTGCTGGTATTGGGGTCGTTAATACTCTGCCAGAAATCGATGGCGTCACCAGACGAATACCAATGGTTGTCAACAGCCAAGGCAAGTTGTATCCGTCAATCGGTCTTGAAACATTGCGAGTTGCCAGTGGAGACACCAGTTTCCAAGTTAGAGTTAACGAAAACGGAATTGATGCAGTCCGCATTCCGAAATTTGGAAAAATCACAACAGACGAAATCGGTAGAATTTGGGTTGACTGGGCAAGTAAACCAGTTGAGCACTCAGCTGCCAACTTACCAAAAGACTTCAACGGTGGAATCGTCATCGTCGGGCTTACCGCCAAAGGTCTCAACAATCCTGTCGCAACTTCCGCAGGAGCAACATATCCTCATCATCTTCAGGCTGCGCTACTAGACACTATTGTAAGTGGTTCTAACATCAGTCGCCCATGGTGGGCAGATGGTGCTGAAATTCTTTTAATGGTGGTCGCAGTAATCCTATCAATTCTTCTAGCAAGATTTACTCATGGCTACATATTCGCAATCCTATTTGGATTCAGCACTTATTTCGCAGGCATATACTGGTTTAGCAGCAACCACCATTTACTCGATGCTGTCTTCCCCATTATTACCATTACAGTTTGCTCTTTCCACGCATACATCGTTAAATTCCTTGTCGAACTCAGACAGAAGCTCCAGATTAAAAAACAATTTGGCACTTACCTATCCCCAGCGTTGGTTGAAAAGTTACAAAGAAACCCAGAGTTACTTCAACTCGGTGGTGAATCCCGTGAGCTGTCGATTATGTTCACGGATGTTCGAGGATTTACTTCAATTTCCGAACACTATGGGAAAGATGTACAAGGGTTAACCAAGATTATGAATCGCTACATGACAGCGATGACTGCTAAGATTATTGAGAACAACGGAACACTAGATAAGTATATCGGTGATGCTCAAATGGCATTCTGGAATGCGCCGCTGGATGAACCGAATCATGCTAAGATGGCTTTAAAAACTGCACTGGAAATGATGGAGAGTTTAGATGCATTTAATGCTGAAGTTGTTGGAGAAGGCGTTCCTGCTTTTGGGATGGGGCTTGGGATCAATAGTGGCGTTGTTGTCGTTGGTAATATGGGGAGCAATCAGCGTTTCGATTATACTTGTCTTGGGGACTCTGTTAACTTGGCTTCTCGATTAGAGGGTCAAAGTAAATCTTATGGTGTTAGAATTATTCTGGGACCAGAAACTGCTAAACAAGTTAAAGATGAATATGATGTTATTGAACTGGATAACATTGCAGTAAAGGGTAAGACCGAAGGTGTTAAGATATATACTGTTGGTAAGACAATAAATTATAAACACGATATGTTCCTGCAAGCATACTATCGTGGTGATTGGACAAGAGCCAAGAAAATTTGTAAGGAATTGATTGATAGTGAAACTGATATTAAGAATTACTATGAGTTGATGTTAGAGCGCATGGAAGAAGGGCTTCCCGCTGAATGGGATGGAACTTATAGGGCAACAAGCAAATAATGCAAATTAAAAAATATGAATTGAAGTTTCACTATATAATTTCTTCATTACCAGAACATAACAGTATAAAAGAACCTCTCCTTGAGGCGATCAAAAACTCTGCAGGTAAACAAGAACTTGTTAAGTCGGCAGGATTAAACTGTTTCTCGGATTACGATATGTGTTCTGACTTCAATAGACCTTGGACTAAATTAATGACACCTGTTTTCGAAACAACAGCGAAAGCAATGAATGAACTTGGTTATGATGGGTTTACTCTTAAAGATCTGTGGTATCAACAATATGTTGAGAACAAACAACATGGTTGGCACATCCACAGCGAAAACTTTACAAATGTGTATTTTTTGGAACTTCCTGAAGGAACACCAAAAACTCAATTCATAAATCCATACAACCAAAAAGAGATTATAGAATTTGACATTAAAGAGGGGGATATCCTAACATGTCCAAGTTTTGTAATACATCGCTCACCACCAAACAGAAGTGATAAAAGAAAAACCATTGTAGCTTACAACACAAATGTTGGGTATCCAGATTATGTCAATGGAAAAACTCTAGATGGTATCCCCCTGGAAAACTTTGAAGGGTACTTAGACAAAGACTTTAGATGAACAAATACCTAATAAGTGCTCTTGTATACGTAAACCCCTGATTTTTCAGGGGTTTTTCATTGAAAATAGTGCTTTACTTTAATTCAATACTGGAGTATAATACTATTATCGACTTGAAAGAGAGATCCTATGTTTATTGTATATACAGCATCGCAGAAGTCCAAGAAACGCAAGCCTACGGCAAAGCAACGGGAGTTGTCTAATTCTTGGAACGAACTGCTAAAGCAGTACAGCGCAAAGACTGTTGTGCCCAAAAAGCCAAGACAACTCAGCGAATCGTACTCACTCGGAATACCTGCTTGTCGGGAGACACCTAATCATCCGAGTCTTTCCTCTACCTCGGGTCAAGCTACTAAGAAAGACAGCCCAGTTTATACTGGCACTAAAGTTAGGGGTATCGGTACGATGCATAAATCAAATGCTGTTCCGATATTTTCCGATGAAGAGGCAGTAGATATTTCAAGAATGCGGAGAGGATAATGAATTGTATAAATTGTAGAAATCCACATAACGGTAATTACATCATGGTACTGGGAATGTTCAAACTTTGCCAGTCATGTGAGGATGCAGGTAAACGACTAAATCAGGCACTTAAACAAGGTGTTGAGATTGAATTTGTTGATCCCAAAACAGGTAATACAACTACCACAACATATAGGATTTGACTGATGAAAATTGCTGGAATAGAAATGCCCAATGTTAGAGAAGATTTTCTTTCAAGGGTAGAATTTATATGCGCTGATTCTGTTGGATATTGGGATGCTAAAATGTTAGAACTTGGTATCTCTGTCCCACTAAACATAAAAATTACATTACACGAAATTATGTGTACTGCGGCAGAAAAAACGATTATGGGAAATTATGATGAAGGTAACTATAAAACTGGAAAAGATAAAGGTGACGAAGCGAAAGAACCCAGTTGCTAAAGATCTACGCACACCTAAGTACAAAATGAGAGTTGTTATTAGTAAGAAATTATATAAACGAATCAAGAAGGTTAAACATGAATTTGAATGAATTTTTCAATAGACTGGCATCTGATAATTCTCGCAATTTTAAAATTGCTGAGTTGCAGAGCAATGTTAATGACGCAACTCTGCGCACTGTTATCAGTCTGGCGCTTGATCCTTTCACCAATTTCTATCAACGCAAAATTCCTGCCTATACACCAACAGGCAAGAAAACACTTTCCGAATCAATCAAAGAACTATACCCACTGTGTAACAGGTTAGTAACTGGTAACGCTGCGATTCAACATCTATCAGATACGCTGTCTAATTTGTCAGCTGATGATGCGAAGGTTTTTGAGAGGATCATCAAGAAAGATTTAAAGTGTGGTGTCTCAATTTCAACTGCCAATGTAATTTGGCCAGGACTCATTCGAGAATATCCTGTCATGTTGTGCTCTGCCTACGATCAAAAGCTGGTTGATAAGATTAAGTTTCCTGCCTATGCTCAAATGAAAATGGATGGGATGAGGTTTAATGCCATCGTGAAGAATGGAACCTGCGAATTCCGTAGTCGAAATGGTAAGGAAATCTTTTTAGAAACAAACTTAAAAGATCAATTTATTACCCTTGCCGCCGATTCAGATATGGTGTTTGATGGCGAGTTGATGGTAATGGATCCCGATTCGTATCAATTTATGGATCGTCAGACAGGTAATGGAATTTTAAACAAAGCTGTTAAGGGAACTATTTCAGCGAAAGAATCAGATATGGTTCATGCTACAGTTTGGGATGCTATACCTTATGTTGTATTTGAAGATTGTTACTGGGAATCTCCATACTCTCAGAGGTTTTCAAAGTTGCAAACAAGTTTAGCCATCAATGAATTTACTGAAAGAAAAATATGGTTGGTAACAAATAAAATTGTTGAGAATTTAGAACAAGCCAAAGAAATATTTGAAGGATATCTTGCTGAAGGGCTTGAGGGTTTGATTCTTAAGGATGGTTCGGGTATCTGGGAAGACAAACGAGCAAAACATCAAATCAAATTCAAAGGCGAAGAAGAATGTGATTTAAAAATTGTGGACACTGAACCACATAAAAAGAAACCTGAGTGGCTAGGTGCAATTATTTGCGAGTCTGCCGATGGTATTGTCAAAGTTAATGTGGGAAGTGGGTTCAATGATGAACATCGCAAGAATTATAAGCACCAAGATCTGGTCGGCAAAATTGTTGCTGTTAAATACAACGCTAGGATTAAAAATAAGGCTGGTGACGAAAGTCTGTTCCTCCCAGTCTTTGTCGAACTCCGCCAAGACAAAGATATTGCGGATGATTCTTCGCAAATAAAATAGTTGCATCTGACTTGCTAGAAATTCAAAACTGCGGTATAATAGTTTTATAGAATGTTAATGGAGAAGAAAATGGTTCTTAATTCTGTGTTTACTTCAAAAGATTATTTTGATCCAAACAATAAACAGCATGTTGCGATTTTTAAGAATTTTGTTGAAACTAATACTTGGGGATATAAATGTTGCCCCTTTGCATTAGAAGAACCATACTTGTCAATTCCCGACATGGTCAAAGATAAATTAATTCGTCATTATTTAAAGGTGAAATCATGAAAGTTGTAATCAATCGTTGTTATGGTGGTTTTGGTCTAAGCGATCAAGCAATTATGCGATATGCTGAGTTGAAAGGTATCAACTTGGTTATGGAAGAAACTGACAGTGATATTACTGGTGCTACATTTTATGTTGATGGCATCAAAGATGATGAACACTACTTCAGCTACTATGACCT